ATGTTTCTTTTGATGTGTATGGGAGATCTAACTTGGATTGGTTAGTTCTAACTGCGAATAACATTATTAATGTTCAAACAGAATGGCCAATGTCTCAAGCAGACTTTGATCGATATCTATTAGATAAGTATGGGACATATGAAAAAATGAATGCCACTCACCATCACGAGACTATAGAGATTAAGAATACTGATGGGGTGACTATTGTTGCTGCTGGATTAAGAGTGGAGTCTGATTTCTCTGTAAATTATTTTGATCATAAACTACAGCAAGTTGTTACTGCAAATTCTATTACAACAGAAGTAACTAACTATCAGTATGAAGAAAAACTAGAGAACGAAAAGAGACATATATTCATTCTTAAACCATTCTATCTAAATGTTGTGCTTGATGATTTAGAAGAAATGATGTTATACGAAAAGGGTTCCACTCAGTATCAGAGTGAAACCCTTAAGCGTGCTGATAATATCAGACTTTACGGTTAATTATTCTTCTGCCAGTTTCTGGAAGTAAGATAGAGCATCATCTTCATCTGAGTCGGCAGACTTGGTTGGAGTGATGTCTGGTGCATTGAAGTCTGCTGCAGGAGCTTTGCTAGACTCAAAGTTGGGAGTGAAAGAACCGCGACCTTCACTTTCATCTTCCAGTTCTTCATCCACAGGACGACGGGAAGACTTCTTACCCAGAACCAACTGTAGACGATTGTCCAGTTGCTCATAGGTCTTGAACTGATCTGATGCTACCAGGGCAGCAAGAGAATATTGCTTCTTCCAGATGGTCTCCAGGGCATCATCATCATCTAGAAGAGGAGTGACGTTACCAAACTCAGAAGCATCATAGTTCCAATAACCATCTTTCTTCTTCAGTTTCAGTTTGAAGTTAGCACCACCCCAGAAGTCAAAGGGATTGATTGGGGTCTCATCCTCAAACTCAGGTTGCATTGCTTCCATGATCTTATCAAAGATCTTCTTACCAAACTTGTAAAGGAAGACTTTACCTTCATTTTGTGGGTTTGCTTTGTCCTGCACAACATAGATGTTGGCATAGTAGGACAACTTACGCTTTTGCTTACGAACAGTGTCCTTATCAGAATCGAGACCGCTGTTCCACAACTCGCGATTATATTCTGATAGAGGATCCTTCTGACCTAAAGTGGTCAGGGAATTTTCAATGTACCATCCACCAGGACCTTGGAAGGCGTGGGAGTACATCTTTGCCCAGGGAAGTTCTTCTCCCTCAGGGGCAGGAAGGAAACGGATAACTGCATATCCATTACCGGTTTTATCCATTTCTGGTTTCCAGAGACGGTCATCACCACCACCGGAAGTATTGTTCATCTTCTCAACTTCTTTTACCAATTTAGAAGTAAGAGATCCCAGAGAGGATTGCTTTTTAAGGTCTGAAAAAGACATAGGATTACCTTGGATTAATTAGATTTGGCTTGTGTGTACCTTGTTATTCTACAGGTCAGAACCCCTAGAGTCAACCTGTTTTTTCATAATGTCAAGCATGGAATTCATGTTGTTAAACACAACATTCATGTCAACACTAGGAGGAAGTCCCATTTCACGAGCAGAACTTAGCATATCATGCCTCATCTGTTTTGCTTCTGGGTCATCAGATAGACTCAGACGAGTCCATATGATCTGTTGCTTTTCAATCAGTTTCTCTAAGAGACTGATATGATGCAGTTTGTCCTCATTGGACATAGCAGGGAATTGAAACACACTAGAATAAACTTCTTCCTGAAGTTCTTGCACTTCAGCAAGTTCAGCACGAACGACTTCTGATTCAAAGAAACTCATGTTACCCTACTACAACCTCCTTAAGAATTTTTTTATAACGCGGTACATCAATATTTAGGAATGGAGAATACTTTTTCATTCTCATGTTGACGGTTTCCCACACTGGATCTGATAACTTATCATTCCAATTTTTTCTAAAACCAAGTATTCTATCAAGAATAACAAGAGTTTCAATTGATATATCATCTCTTAGATATGATTTTAAAATATCTGGATGACAAGAACCATCCATAGAAAACATAGCATCAAAATTATTATCAGAAAAGATTTTTTCAACCTCTTCTTTAAACATGTATGACATTGACTGAGTTCTCTTCTTCCATGAAGTATATCTACCTTCACCTTCGCGTATCATCTCTCCTATCCAAAGTTTACTTGGATCAGTACAGGTAATAAAGTTAGATATAAAGAACTCTACAACTTCTTTATCATCTTTTCCTCTGGCAAGTTTTTCAAACCAGAATCTATCTTTTCGTTTATAGAATGATTGAACAGTTGCTCGACTTTTACCGCAATACTTATGATAGTCATATTTTTCTTTCGTGAAGTGATTCTTCAACGAAAGATACTGCTTATAGGCATCAAAGGGCATCATCAAAAAAGTAATATGGAAGATTTTTGCCGGAAAATTTTTTCCGATAAAAATGAAATCAAAGGGGTAATTTGGCGCGAGAACTTCGCTTTAAGAAATTAAGTTCCATTGCCTCATATTTAATCTTTTCCTTCAACGGTTTTGAGATTAGTTTAGGAACAGATTCTAAATCAATACTATTTTTATCACAGAAGTAAATTATAGCATCAATGTAAGTCATATTGGTTTCTCCATGCACAAGGGTCTCGATCTCTTGTGCGAAACGAGCAGGGCAGAAGAATTTACTTTCTAATACTTTTTCTAGTTCATTCTCCATTCTTTGTCCCAGTATTGTGATGTACAAATTCTTTAATATAACGAACTAGAAGTTTAATATAGTCCCCTTTGTTTCTTTTGTCAAATACTTTAACCTCACCACCAGGAGTAACCATGATAGTGATGAGTTTTTTAACAGGGATACTAGTAAGTTCGTAATAAGCAGAAGCGTAGAACATTTCTTGTACGAAATAGTTCTCCAACCACTTTTCAGGTTTGATTTTTTCAGATGTTTTGAAATCGATGACTGCCAGTTCTCCTTCGTACTCTGCAATGCAGTCAACTCTACCTGCTAGACCAAGGTACTCGGAGTATAGAGTCCTCTCTATAGCGTGTACATTATTTATCTTATCTAGATATGGCTTTGCATGATGAAACATAAACTTGGTCAGAGGTCTAAACTCATCCCAGTTTATTTCTTTGTTCAACATATAAAGTTCTGTTGCTGAGTGAAAATCAGTTCCACGAGCAGTTGCTTTCTTGGTGATACGATTTGCTTCCTCAATACCAACTCGCTTACGCCAGTCAACAAAGATCTGTCGGTTATAGAAAGAAGTTACAGAAGTAATAGAAGGCACCCAGTCTCCATTAGGAAGGTTATAGAGACGGATGCCGTTTGTTTCTTTCTTGTTTAATTCAAGTTCACCGAGATAATTATGATGAATAAAACTCATTTCACATAGTTTCCATTTTAGCAAGCAGGTATTCCTTCACAAGTCCAGAGCGAACGATATCGTCAACTCCAAATTCAATAATATCAATAGAGGGCATGATACGCAAAATTTTCATGAAGTCTGCAATACCAGTTCTCTCAGCGGATTTAACAAGGTCGGTCTGGGTTGCATCACCACAGAACATGATCTTACTATTTTCACCTACACGAGTGATTATACTATCAAGTTCATGATAATTCAAGTTCTGGAATTCATCTACAATGATGACAGCATTATCAAGAGTGGTTCCACGAATGAATGAAGTAGACCAGAATGAGATAGTTCCTTGTGTTTTAAGATTACCATAGAGCATCTCAAAGTCTGCATCCGTGGGCATCTCAAACATAAACTTTACCATGTTCTTATATGGAATCTGGTAAAGGGATGATTTATCCTCATGATCTCCAGGCAAGAATCCAATCTCTCTAGTAGCAACAAGAGATCTCACAAGATAAATTTTTTCATATGGTGTTTTCTCATCCAACACATCTCTCAATGCATTATAGAGAGTAATAAAAGTTTTACCTGTTCCCGCACAACCATATGCTACGACATTTTGATTGTTCTCGTAGCAGCGGAACAGTTCTTTTTGATTATCTGTTAATGGTTCAATGGACCTCATTAGGTCCTTGTTGATTGGTTTCTTTCTTTTCATATGCTTGTTGCTCATTCCGAATGGAACGATTGGTGTAGGAGACTTCTTTTTTGCAGGCATAGACGGTAGAAATCAGATAGGGCGGACGTTGGAACCAGGCATCTTCGATGCCCTGTGTAGGACATCGTTCCAGCCGGGGTGAGATTTTTTGAGTTTGTCGTAAACCTCTCCAACCTCACCACAACCGGCGACACCTGCTCTCCAATCCTTATCCCATCCTGGGTTCTCGTCTCTCCACTTAGCGTACTCGCTCATCGTCATGGAGAGTTCTTTCTTCTCTTTCGTCTCTAAGTTAATAACAGGGTATAGTGGCATAAACCTCAAGTATTAGTGCAAATATTTATGAAACCCATTCCATTGCCTCAGCAACGGCAGGAAACTGTTCGATGAATATCTTCTTAGCACCCAAAGCAATATCCATATGCTCCTTCTGTGTTCCGTTTGCAGAACGCAAATCGATATAATGGATCCATGACCTTGCAGAACCGGTCATGTAGATTTTTGTGGGCACGGCGAGGGGAAGCACAAAACGAGCACACTCTTTTGCAATCGATGCATCAAGCATTTGCTTATAGAGTTTCATTCCTTCTTCAAAGTGCTTCTTCATTTTGATCTGAAACTCTTGGCGGATAAACGGGTCAATATCATCAATAGAATTCTGACGATTCTTGGTGTCTTGTCTACGGAGTTCTGGAAGTGGAATTTCCTCTGCTAATAAAGAGGAATCAGCATAGCGTTGTGAAAATTCTTGATATGTAAAACTTCTATGTCGAAGCACTTGAGCCGCCACTCCCCTGGTAGTATTGATCTCCAGGGTCATATATGCCTGCTCAAAGATACTCCAGTGCTGATGCTTTACACAATACTTTAACAGACCAGAGAACTTTTCGTTTTCTTGATTAGCAGGATTGCTTACACGAGCACAATATGCCATGTGCTTCTCTGCGTCTGGAGTGACGCTAATTAGTTTAGTCGGGGTATCCGTCATCGTCATTAAAAATTTCTTCGTAGTCTGAGATGGGCGCATAGTATGAAGCAGGATCATCAAAGTTTTCCCGCTTGTCTATGTAAGCACTTGTATCAGAGAAAACCTCTGATTCAAGAGAGTCTACAAGCAGTTTGAGATTCCTCACTATGAGTTTCAATCTTTCTCTATCCATAAAAAATGGGAGGTTACCCTCCCATCATAACACTATTCAGTTAGTTTTGCAATTACTTGACGTAAGTGCGACCACGATAGCAGAAGGTGCCGTGAGTCTCTTTGGACTCTACACAACGCTGGTCATACTCAACACCACGATATGAAGTGTGGGCAATCTGTGCGTCATGAAGACGTGCTGCTTTCTCGATTTGGTTCTTGATTAGTGTAAGGGTGTTCATGGTAGTTACTCCTAAAGTAGTAGAGGGTTTTACTCCCCGTTCCTTCAGTCGTGTGCGTCCCCGTAGGGATGAACGATCCGTTCCGCGACCTACTTGCGTCCCACAGAGTGGGATGAACGACAGGTCTATTATAGACCTCATACATTATATAGTCAAGTAGTTTTGTATAACGTGATACCGTTTTAAAGAAACATTCCTTTGCTACTCATGTAGTGAATTGTTTCCTTCAAAGTTCCACGATGATTGAGGCCGATAGCAATCTGTGGAAACTCTGCCCTCTCTCCAAACTCTGCCTTGAATTGCTTAATAGTAAAGTCTTCGTTTAAGTGGAAGACTTTTACATTGTTGCACTCATTAAACTGAACACTATTGAGTAAACTTTCTGCTCTTTCACACTCTTGACTACCATTACTGTAAATTACTGGTTGCATTGTTCTTCCTCATACTCAATTACAACTCGCTTATATTGCCTACCATTACTATCTACACAAGAGATATGTCTCAGTGTGCCATTAAGTTGTTCTGTAATTTCGTGCAGTTTCCACCATGGGAGTTCTTTTTCTTTTTTAGTCACAATGGATTACCATTCTTATCGAGAAGACCTAGTTTTTTGATGTGAGAAATGTTTGATCTCTCACGTTTTTTTATCTTC